TTAATCATTTTGTCTAGCATCTTCATCACATCTCTTTGTGCTGTTTTTGCTATATCAGAACCTTTTTGTTCTACAACCTCTTTTGGGAAATCGTGCATAGGTCTTATTCTACCTACTGACTTTCCGCTTTTGTGAAACCTCTCTTTAGTTCCATCAATTAACATTGCTGGAAGGTTTTTACTTTGCTTCCCTTTAACCCAAGTAGGATTAAGTCTTTTTGTTATAGTACCTACATATATACTTGGGAATTTAGACTTTTTAGCTGTCTTTAAACCAATCGAGTCTGCTATTGATTTCCCTACTATTTTAGTTTTAGTCGAAGCATCATATCTTTGACCTGGTACTTTATTCTTTGTTCTGTACTTATATTTACCTTTTAAAGCCTTTTTAGCCTTCTGAGCTGCTGGTCTTAGAGATTTATTAACTAACGACCTTGACTCTTTTGCCGAATAACCTAGCTTCTTTAAAGCACGTTTAACTTCATTTAAGCCTTCTACCTTTATTCTGTTAGGATTAGATTTTAGCATAATTAAAGTTTTTTATACAGGTGAATCGGTTGGTAAATCTTGCTTTACAAAAACCTCAATAAACTCTTTCCTAGGGTCTACAACGAATCCTAGTATATCAAACTTGTTTCCCGAATCTACTTCCTCTATAATCCAATCAGACTTCATAGTCTTTGTTTCTGAAGAGTATCTAATCGTATAAACAAATCTCGAATAAGATTGCAACTCGTTACCTTCAAACTTCTCCTTAACATCTCTAAGCGACTTTACGTTCTTATTAGCCCATACAGTCGTATGAGTAGAGAAAGTGCTTGTAATACCACCAAATCCATCTTGAGATGGAGATTTTGATTTAAGGATGATGCGTTGGTTAAACTCACCAGCTTGTATTTTACTTATGAAAGCCATCTAGTGATAACATTTATAAGGTTGAAGTAATATCTCAGAAGCCATTGGAAATCTTCGCTTCCTATCCTCTCTGAAATAGTACATATCGCTTACAATTAATTTAATCGCTTGCTTGATAGCTTCAGGTACATCTGTATCTGCATCTCCAAACCCTGTCTTAAATTCAAACCAAAATGAATTAGCTAAATCGTCTTTTAATGTAGGACTCGTAAAGTCACTATTCAAATAAACTATAGATGGGTTAGAATAAGCGTCTATATACGCATCCGCTGACTCTTGTTCATCTCCAGCCGAATCAATCCAATGTATAGGATTATTTTCACCTTGAGTCTTTAAAACACAATCAGGGTAAATTAAAGAAGCTACACTTGTCACACTATTAAAGTATAAACTATATTCGTGTGTAATAAAGTGGCGATTACAAAAGTGTTCAGCCATCTCTGTTGCAGCATCTATATACACCCCTAATAAATCATCTTCATCCGAGGTGTCAATTCTAAGGTGAGATTTAATATCAGCAACCGATACTACCTTAGTAGATGGGTTATCGACTAAAACTAAATCGCCTTGTATGTTTGTGTTCGGGTTAAGATACATATATTGAGTTATAAAAGAGTAATAAAAGGAAAGCCCCGAAGAGCCTTCCGATATATTAAGTAATTATTACGCTGTTAAAGAAGTCGCTTTAACGAAAGCACCAGCCTGAGATACGCCCCAGTCGATGTATTGGTTTACGATTAATCTAACCTCTCCGTTGATAGCTTTACTATAAGGGTCTACAGTAATATCTAAACCACCGAACATCCCGATGAATAATTTAGAGAAATCGCCAAACAAGAAATCTGCTGATGCTGCTCCATCACTTGTACAACCATTAGTGTAGTAAGTTGGATAACCATTCACTAAGTTTCCTTGTACACCAGCTGATACTGCTGCTACTTGAGCTGATTGCTTCAAGTCTTTCATAAGTACAGGGTTAGCTACATAAGCTAAACTTCCTTGTAAACCTTCATTAACTGCCAATGCAGATTCAGCTTCAACAAAATCACTCATAATAGAAGCGTTAGCAGAGTAAGAAGCTTCAGTAAATGTTCCTACACCTGAGGTAGCTGCAATAGCACCTGGGGCAGAAGTTACATCGGCAGCAGCGAACATTGCAGCATCAATCTTTGCACCAGCAGCACGACCTAAATCAGCTACGATTGCTTGTTGTGCGCCCATTCCGTTTTGCAATAAAAGTTGCTTAGAAATATCAACATAAGAAGATAATCTAATTGGCGTTAAATCTAACTTACCAAATACAGCACCACCATCAGCAGCAGCGTCTACTTCACCTTCCCAAGCTACAGCTTGTTTCCCTGTAATTGGTAAACGAGTGTCAGCAGAAAGTCCAGTAAGGATATTTGCACCTACTTGATTGAATACAGAAGCCTCACGTAAAGCCTCTTGGTAGCCCATTACTACTGTTGGAGCAATACCTGAAGCGGTTTGTGTTACTTCGGCACGTTGCTCTAATAAACGAGAAGGAATACCTAATCCGTTGATTGTACGACCAGCTGCTCTAGCTTCTGCTACAGCTTCATCGTGTAATTCTTTTTCAACACCATCTAGTGTGTTGTTCATAAAACCTGATAAGGCTTTGAATAATGAATAGCCTCTTACTTCAGATGACTTATCTTTGTTTTCCATAATTTCTACTTTAGGGGTTTTTGTTGCGATTTCCGCATTTAAAGACTCTTGGCGTTCAACCGTTTCGATGTCTTTTTTTAATTTGTCGATAAGATTCATTTTCTCATCGTAAGAAGATTGCTCATCTTCAGTAAAGTCACGAGCCTCAGTTTTACAAGCCTCTAACATAACATTAGCTTCTTGAATTAAACCAGCACGTTCTTGACGTAATTCTACAGAGTTTTCCATCTTTAAAATTTGCTTTTTAATTTTAATTCGTTTTGTAATTGATTGATTTTCCTAAGTGTTTCTTCACTATCGCTATTAATTTTAGCCTCTAATTCTTTAGCATCTGTTTTAATTTGCTCTAAAGAACGTAAAGCTACATCAGTATTAGCGTAAGCACCAACACCAACAATAGAAACATCAAACAATCTTCCGATTTTAGTTATGTTCCTCTTATATACATCACCCTCTTCCTTCCATTCATCTTCCTCTACCGTAAAGGCAAATGATGATTCATAAAGTAAGCCTCTACGCATTAGTTCTGCGACATCTCTACCCGTAGAAATATTTGGTAATGTTCCATCGTATCTTAAACCTCTTTCATCAAGTGAAAGTTTTAATGTACCACCTTGATTTCTATCTAAGATAGCGTTCATATCGTGGTTGTAAGTTAAGATTACATTGTCATCTAATCGACCATCAAAAGCACCACGAGATATAGTTTCGTAAAAACCTAAATCTCTACTTTCGTGTTCAAATAATGAAGCGTACCCACTAACATTGATTACGTCTGAACTTTCATCCATTCGTACTTCGCAGTCGGTAGAGTAAACTCTAATTTCTTTGTTATTTTTCATCTTCATTAATGTTTTCGTTAAGTTCCTCTCTTGATGTAGATTCTCCTAATCGGTTTATAGGTAGCATATTAGATTGCATATAGTAATCCTCAGAAGCACCACCTACACTATTTAAGTCCTCAAGTTTTCTAACTTCGTCAGGGGACATAACACCAATATTAACTAAAGTTCTATAGTAGTCAGCCCTCGCTTTAGAGTCACCTCTAAGGATAGCTGTTAAATTAAATTTAAAGTATTCCGTACCTCTCTTCTTAAATGGAACGAGTTTAGCGTTCAATTCAGATTCAATACGCTTAATCCAAGGGGTGATGGTATGAACCACAAAATCTATCTGCTGTGCTTCAATATTCGAATATGTGGCGTTTGAAAGGTCGTTCACCAAATGGTTCGGCACTCTAAATAAACGACAAATATCAGATATTTGATACTGTCTACTCTCAATAAATTGAGCTTGATTATTTGGAATAGTTCTAGCTTGGAAATCCATTCCTTCTTCAAGGATAGCTGTTTTACCCGTGTTACTTGTTCCTGAATAGTTATTAGACCAAGATTCTCTAAGTCGTTTAGCTGTTTCAGGTTTAAGCGTACCTGGGTGTTTAAGGATTCCTCCTAGTTGTGAGCCATTTTTAAAGTAAGCACCAGCGTGTTTATCTAAAGCTAAGGCTATACCTAAAGTTTCAGCAGCCACTTGGATAGGTGATTTACCTTGAATACCATTAGTTGATAAACCTTTAACGTGAATCATATCTATTCCAGCTACTCTACCCGTTTTTGGATAAGAATTACTAGAATCACTTTCTTTTATTTCGTAATAAACTCCCCTTCCCTTCGGAGATATAAAAACATCTACATCATTACATTTGATTGGGTGAAGTCCTACAGGGAAACCTCCATTGTTACGTTCAATATAAGCATAAAAATTACCATCTAAACTTAAATCTACCATTATCCGTTCAAAAAACATAAACGAGTTGAATAGCGGAGATGGTTGCTGGCTTATAAGAGCGTTTAAAGGGTTGTCAGACTTAACCTTCTTTTGATTATTTTCATCTTTTTCATAAAGCGAAATAGGAAGGGAAGCTATAGTTTCAGATAAAACTCTAACGCAAGACCATACAGCAGCTACTCTAAGAGCTTGCTCCTTAGACACTACCTCACCTGAAGCGTTACCAAAAGCACTTCCTATAATGGTCTGACCATATATGCTTCGCTTCTCTGTATCAGAGGATTTGTCTTTTCTTCTTAAAAAATCAAATATACCCAAATCTGTGTTTTTGTAAATAGTATTACATTAGTAAATAGTAAAAACAACCGAAGTGTGAACTACTTTTCAACACTTTTTTTAATATTTTTTAAATATTTAGCTAATTTCTTGTACACGTAACGAGTGCTAACACCATTAATTGTTGCTATTTCTTGTATTTTTAATCCATATTCAAACCTGAGATATGGTATGTTATCATCTATTTTAAGCAAGTTATCCCATAATTCATCAGGAAGTTTATCGTAATTATCCG